TCGACGTTCTGAGCAATTTGTCCAAAAGCATGATCGTTAACATCTAAAATACGCGTCGGTTCGCCCCCCGCCGCTTCAATAACAATTTGAGGTTTACCTTCGTCATTTGTGGCTTTTTGCAAATTACTAGTAGAAGCCAAAAAGTCAGCGCTTCTATTGTTTTGCTCTTGAACTTTTAAAAGTAAGTTTTGCAATGTGCCTTTTGTGTTTTCAATATTCATATTTTTAGCCCTTCGTAGCTGTTAAAAAAAACGGGCAGTTTTACCCGCCCGTTAAGTATCGCATATACTCGCATATAAAAGCAAGTAGAAATTTCTAAAAGTTTTACCTTCTACTTTCTTTTTCTTTTTTGTTTCGAGCCGTGCCTTAATTCATCAACTGCATCTGAGCCATATAACAAGCCGTAAATCCATTCTATAAAAAACATTATACCCCACTTTCCTTCCAAAATACTTTTTCAAATACTTCGCTTAACATGCGCTCAAGCTCTAAATCTTGGGGCATCATGTAAACGGTTTGTTCCATGTCAGCATTATTACAATGCGGACACGTTTCTTTTTGGGGGCCTTCGTCTTCGTGAAAAATATAATCGCACTTCAAACAATGGACGCGTTGCGTCGTTTCTTTATTCATCTTCACAACCCTCCAAAGTATAAAGGATTGAACCGTCTTCGTGTTTATCGAAATCACCATCATAACTTTTCTGATGGGTTTCGACACTTCCCTTTTCGATAATCTGGATAGCCTCATCTTCGTTTTTGGCTTCCACCTCATGCGACTCTACAACGGTGTAGCTGCGTAAAAGATTAAACTTGGGCATCTTTATCCTCCTTAATTACCCAAGTTGCATATTTTAAATCAGCAAACTCAAAACGATTGAGAAACTTTTCTTCCGCCTCTTTAACACTACCCGCTTCGATGTCTTCAGATAATTCAACTGTAACTTTATAAAGCATCGTTCACCTCCGAAACTTTATGCAAGTTATTAAAGCGATCCATAAGCGATCTATTTTTGACGGTATAATTATCAGCTAATGCATCTTTTAGAACTTTAATAGAAATTTCAAGCTCTTCAACTGAATTTTCAATAAGGTGGTAATTAGGGACATCCGAGCTTAACTCCCTCTGATTTTCTTTTTTACAATCTTTCAATATGTTTTTAAAAAAATGTAAATCCTCATTAAGAACACTCAGCTTTTGATTAAGATGGTTTTCCAACATGTAAAAATTAACGTTCATTAAGACACCTCCATTTGTCTTCGTTGTTACATATGCGATAATATCAAGTGCCTATGGACAAATCAAGCGGAAAATGTCTTCCCAATCAAACTTTTCTTTCTGGTGTAAAACAGGCTCTACCTTTAATCCTTCGAGCTTCAAGTCCATTGCATCACGGCCATGAAACAAAAATATTTGCTCTGGGGCATTTTTTGTTTTCAGCTTCTTTACCAAAACCCAAACGCTTGCATTCTTGTGAGTAGATAACCACGCCACTTGGTGTGGACGTAAATCTACAGCATTGCCCGCTGTAGCCTTCAACTCTACGAAATGAAACTTTCCGTTTTCATCACATAACAAAACGTCTGGTATACCGGGCGTTGCCCACGTTTCAAGCCGTGTTGACGAGATCTTCCTCGAACTCTTCTTCAAGGCCGTCCTCATCTGGTTCCAAAATCCGGCCTCGCGCTTTTGCGCGGTTCTGGGTATTGCTTTCTCCTTCGGGAGTAATGTCGATAGTGACTGGGGCATAGGTTTGCTTTATCTCCTGTAATGCTTTCATCACTTCGTCTTTGCTCATTGAGTCAATACTTCCGTGACGAACTTCGCTCTTGCTGACGTAAATGTCCCCTTGAGCCTGCCCCCGTCTATATTCAGCTTGAACGGCCGCAGAGTATGCGCCGTTCTCTAATGCGTGATCTCTAATAGTTTGTAGATCCCTAATATGTCTTCGATAGTTGATGCCGTATTTTTCGTCTAGCTCGTCTCGATAAGACTTAATGGCTGACACCACGTGCGGACAAATATGAGGGTTTGTCATTTCATATGCCCTAGTGTGTGCAGAACTAGCCGGATAACCCGCATTGATTGCAGCTTCCCGCATTGTAATCTGTCCGTCTTTTGAAACCAGTTCTTTAACAAAGAGTTCCTGTTTCCTAGTGAGGGGTCGGTTCTTTGTTGCTCGTGGTTGTCCCACACCACGTTTCTTTTTTACGGGGACGCTTTTAGATGTGCTTTTCTTAGTCATGTCCAAACCTAGTTAATTCAAGATAGTTTCTTTTAAAATGCACATTTCTATATATATAGCCAGAAAAATATTTTTTATAAAAAAAATCCTAGGACCCCCTTAACGCACTTTCGATATTGGTTACATAAACTTTGGTTACGTTACATTTTTATTTTTTACTTTATGTAACTGTTAAGTACCTATATATAAAAGAAAAAACACCGAAAGTTACACGGTTACACCGGTTACGGCATATTTGAACGAAAAATATTTTTTTTATTTTCATCTCTATATACTATAACCGGTGTTTAAAAAGAAACCCGCGGGCCGTGTTCCGTGACCCGCGAGCTATCAATCATTCATGGTTTGCAAGGTATTCCAAGTCGAACCAAGTGCCACGATCATCCAGTTCTGTAAAACCGGCCATATGACTCCATGTGAAATTATAAAAGGTATTGGTATACTTTTGATTTTCTACCGCATAAAATTTAGCGCTCGTTGGTACGCCCATTTTGTGAATTAACTTATTAGCCAGATCACAATTTTCTTTAGCTTCTTCTACCGTTTCAACTTTTTCGAGTTCGAGCCAAATCTTTTTCTCCATCTTTTTCTCCGTAGTATGTAGGACCGTGGTCCATTGTCAAATAACGTGGGGCTTGCCCGCCCCAACCGAAGAGTTCATCCCTTCGATAAAAACATTATACCACAAGTATGCGATAATGTCAACATTAAACTTTTAGAAATTTCAATCCGATTCAAAATGCTCGTCGAAGTAATCCCGCATTTCGTTCATTTTATCAAACGTCCGTGAGCCGTGAGGGGCGGGCAGTATGCAAGTATATTTATTGCCGGAGTTTTTGGACCGGACAACCATGATGTCGATTCGATCTTGGTTTGGCATGACGTAGTAGTAATCTGGTAGTCCGCCGTCTTTTTGGATTTTTCTAATGGTTGCCATCAGTTGTTCCTTTCGGGTCGTATTTTGGGTTTAATTAACTTTGACACTTTATCGGTTGGTTGGCAAATCATCATGAGGTCGTTTCCATAGAGGTCGTACAGATGGTTATAGATACCATCTGCACTTCCGCTATTCATTGCCGACGCGCAGTGTCTTTCGCTTTGAAACCAGAGTGCCGTTTCGATTTGTTGATTTTGCACGGTATATGCAATGACAAGGGCGGTGAAATATTCAATCACCGCTTAAACCTTTTCATTATAAAATCTATTAATCGTTTGTGGAGTGGCGGTCGGATGGTCGTTGCATCTTCTGTTAAAATGCCGAGGACCGTGGCGTCTTCTGCTTCGGCCTTGGCCTGTTCTACGGGCTCTAGCTTTACAATTTTCTCCTCGTCGGGTTTGGCGTTTGCTTTTAGCCATTTGGTAACGTCGGTCTTGACCCACTGCTTACCGCCCTTTTTGCCTTCTACTTTTTCCGGCTCTGGAAATGTCTTGAGCCGTGAGCGGCGGTAGATGGTTTGTTGGGATAGTCCGGTGAGTTCGACGACTTGTTCGATTTTTAGATATTGCTTTGCCATTATTAACTCCTTTTAGGTTTACTGGTTTCTTTCCATTGATCTACTTCTGCATACCATTTGTCTGAACTTTTACTTCGACAAACTTGTGCGTTTATCCAATCACCTTCTTGTTCTTGAAGCCACTGAATTAAATCTTCTCTTTTTATGGTTAAATCGAACAAAACCCACGAGGGTTTACCTTTTGGTTCTCGTGCATACAATCCTTTAAGAAAAATTTTATCCTTTGAATACCTATGCTGACCAAGTTGTGAAAGTAATTTGTCTGCCATTTTACGAGCTATAGACGCTTCTTCAAAAGTGCATGCGGGATCTTTTGCTTTTCGCAATAAAGCTTCTAATCGTTTCTCTTCTTTTTCATGGTCACTCATTTATTAACCTAACTTTCTTAAATTAGGGCGGCTTCTACTGCCTTTTTTACGTTGCTCTTTTATGTAGGATGCAATAGCGTCTTCTTGTTTATACCAGTCTATTGAATTTTTCATTAATTCAATTAACTCCTCTAATCCATAACCAAGAGCATGAGCTATGCGTAGCTGTACTTCTAAAGAAGGAACTGACCTACCGTTTTCAACATGAGAGATAGATACTTGTGTAGAATCAGCTTTTTCAGACAATTCTATTTGATTAAAATCTGTTAATTGACGAACCTCTTTTAAGTGCATCCATATTAATCTTTTCAACAATGTTTTAGGTATATTGTTTT